GCGTTCTGCGCCTGGTCCCAGCTCACGCGCATCGTTTCGACGCTGATATTTTGCTGCACCACAGAAAACGAGCTGATGACGATATTCGCAGGCGGCGACTGGTTGCCCGGCGGGATCACGCTCACCGGCCGCTGGTCAATGATGGCTCCGGTATCAATGCGATCGAATTTATCCGGATCGTGATTTGCACCGACGATTGTGAACGTGCCGTCGTTATTATCAGTTACCGTAATAACGCGATACTGCTGTGCGTAGAGCTCATCAGACTCAATGACCCATACGGCCTCAGACACAGGCGTTTCGCTATAAGCGGTCGTAACGGTCACTTTATTGCCCGTAATCGACTGAATGGTGCGTGACTGTGAAACACCCGATGGAAGATTGACAATCATCCTGTCGTCTGCCGAAGCATCCGGCGCCCTGTCCAGCGTCAGCACGCGACCATTCACCGCAGAGATACGGCCGCCCAGGTCGCGCCCGGAGAGATTTCGGTCCGCTACAGCGATTACATAGCCAGGCTGCGGAATGTTGCCATCCTCCCCTACATTGAAAGTAACAACGCGATCTTTGTTGTTGGTGAGGATCCCCCATCGCCCTTTCCGATTCGCTTCCGACTGACGGGTACAACCGATAGCCGTTATCTCAAGTTGATTAAACCCATAACGCGCAACCAGCGCCTGCTCAAAAACAGGCTCCATCGCATCAGAATAAGCGTTATCAGGATCAGACCAGGACACCAGCGCATTGGTGTAACGGTTCTTTGTGGTGCTGCTGGAATAGGTAAAGCGCCCATCAATAACGTTCGCATGCGTGTATGTAAAATCTACATCTCTCGGCATGTCCGCCAGCGCCACAATCTGGTCGTCGCCCCAGTAGGTCATCCCACGGAAGATTGCAGCAAAATCACGCAGGACCGTATAAGCGTCGTTGCGTTCCTGAATGTAGACGTTGCAGGTATAACGTGGTTCGGTACCACTTCCGCCTTTGCCATCCGGAACCATTTGATCGCAATACTGCGCAACCTGGTAGAGCGTCCATTTATCTATGTTGGCCGTTGTAAGACGATCCCCAAGTCCGAAACGGTCGCTAACCACCAGGTCGTAGAAAATCCATGCAGGGTTATCGGTCCAGGCCCATTTGAATGTCCCAGCCCACGTACCGCTATAAGTGCGGGTTTCGGGGTCGTAAGTATCCGGAATGCGGATAACGCGGCCGCGGGGCTCGCAGGAGATCTGCGGGATAGAGCCGTTAAACTGGCTGGAATCGAATTCGATATAAAGCAGCGCTGTGTTTGGATAGCGTAATTTGGCGTCAATTACCTCGGTGAAGCTCTGCAGCATCATCGTGTCGCCGATCTTCGCGCTGTTGGCATCAGACGTAATCTTACGCAGTCGGATTGTCCAGGTACTGCCAGCCTGAGGTAAATCAATACGGTGGCTGCGCTCGTAACCTGACGTCGTTTTGCCGGTCACGCTGGTATTGAGTACCGTCTGCCATGTGCCGCCGTCCGTCTGCAGGTCAATCGCATAATTAACCGAGTAACCGACCAGATCGCCGTCGTCCTCCTGCCTGAAAAGCGAAGGCCATTTCAGGCGCAGGCGAACAGCTGAAAGCTGCGTATTGGTAAACGTGCGCGTCCACGCTGTAGCGCTCGATACCTCAGTTCCCACGTTGATTTCGTTTTCGGTACCGGGTATGCCCTGAATATATTTTTGCGCCTGAGTTCCCGCGCGAAATTCCCACGTAACGCCGCTGAAGTTTTGAGAGCCATCAGCATTCTCCAGGGCCGTTCCGTCCAGGTAGATATCTTTCGCCGTCAGCTGCCCTGCAAATTCTCCCTCTCCCAGTGCAACGAGGATTTTTGCCTTTGCAACAGATTGCAGATCATCAGGCTGTTCGGTAGGGGTTCGGGAACTTGAGCTGCCGCCCTTGCGGCCTTTTATAGCGATTGCAGTTGCCATATTGCGCCCATGAAAAAAGCCACCCGAAGGTGGCCTGAAAGAAGGTATTTATTGCTGATCTTCGACATAAATCCCGGCAGAAATAATCGCGCCGCCGATTCGCCGGCGGCCATAAAGAAGTGGTACCGGATTCCCCTGGGCTGTCGTGTTTGTTACTCCACCAAAGGCGTAGCTGGCTTGGTTATCCGCAGATTGCTTACTGGCGAGCCCGGTTGTCTGTGGAGAAAGCATCTGGACTACGCCGCCGATCGCCATTGATGCCCCAATCCCCGCCACAGCGCCCCATCCACCAGCGAAAGCGGTACCACCAATCCCAATCGCGGCCCCTCCCGTGACGAACGCAGCAACAGCGACAAGGGCAACCCCGAGGATTGTCTGAAACACCCCGGCTCGCTTACTACCGATGATCACCGGCGCGATGCGGATTTCCTCTGTGCTCCTGTCCATACTGAGCTCATCGTTTAAGAGGTTTCGTTTCCCGCTGAATACCGCATAAGTTAAACCTCGTTGCTTACTGGTATTCAGGAAACGCTCAAAACCCGGCACGATAACGCTCAGGGCGCGGATGGCCTCTTTAGGTGAAGCTACTGACAAACGATATTCACGCCCGAAGGTGGCGCCTAGCACGCCGTACAATCGAATTGTGCGGACCGGCTCAACATTGAGTAATGCAGCCATTTTTCCCCCATAAAAACTGCCACAGGCGGTTATCAGAAACAGTCTTTAAAGCGCAGTATTTTCATTGTGCGCTCACGCCAGTAACCGCCATAAGGTACGCGCTGGCTCAGATGCCCATAAAGGTGATGCAGTAGCATGTTGCCTTCCAGCAGAATCCCCGCATGATTCCACTTATCAGCCTGAACCTGCATGATCACCATATCGCCAGGTTTTGGCGGCCCGTCGAATTCACGGAATCCGCACTCATACCAGCAATCCTGATAGAAGTTGTCCGGGTAGTCGTTTTCCCACCAGGGATAATCGACCCGGTAATCGTGAAGCTCAATCCCGTGTGTTTGCCGGTAATAGCTCATCACCAGACCCCAGCAGTCGAAGTGACCAAGCACAAACGGTCGCTCCAGCAGCGGCAGTTCTCCACGCGGCTGGATGGTCCGTAAATCCCCCTCCGGCCAGCTCACGATATGCCAGGGTAAAAGGGTTGCATCGCATTGCGCTTTATCCAACTCGCTCGGTTGCGTCGTGGCATCTGGGTGACTGTGAGCGATGGCGATCACCTTCCCCCAGTCTTCTGCAGCTGCATAGTCTTCGGGGCAAAGTACAAAATTGTCCTCCGGCGCCGCGGCAAGATTCCGGCACGGAAAATAACGTTCAACGCGGCTTTTCTGCGCCACTACACCACAGCACTCACGAGGATATTCAGCGGCTGCATGCGCCATAATCGCATCAATGGTTTTCTGACGCATATCAGCTCCTGATTAAAGACGTTCCCGGGAAACCACCAAACGGCAGTTCTTCATTCTCTCCGAAGCGAAGTTTGCACGCCGTGAGCGTGCCGTTACAGACATCAAGCGAGGGATCATCGACAGGATTATTATTGTTATCGAAGTATCTGGTTCCGGCATAATCGCAACCGTCACCGGTTCGGTACTTATTGCGCATGCACCAGGTACACAGGGAATGAAGCTGGCGCGTGGGGATCATCTTACCCTGCAACGACATCGGGCTATCGAGTACGAATTCGATACTTTCGCCCGGAATTTCGCTGCTTTTACCATCAATGTAAAAAACTCGTTTTCTGACCTGTTGCGGATCAGCTGTTGCGTTACCTGCTGGGAAGTTCTTCGCATCGAGATAATGCGAATAAGTGTCATGGATAGTGACTTTCGCCTGTAGCATATCGTCATAAGCAAGGCACAGCGCTGTAATCTTGCTTTCGATATCTGCAACCGTCAGCGTCGGCTGGGCGCTGTTGCCGTCTGTGGAGGCTTCAAGCCCTTCGATTTGATACGGCCAGGCGGCATATTCTTCCCCCTGCCACCAAATGCTTTTCGCCTGCAGCTTTGATTCATCGCCACCAGCCGCTGCGATTTCTTCTTCTGTGTGCGGGAGGTTGTACGCGTGAAATCGCAGTACATCATCCACGCCGAACGTAGAGCCATCAACTTCGATAAGACGGACTTTGTTGCCGGGCTCAAGGCTTTGATAGTCTGCTGTGATCATGGTGCGTACACCTGTTTGAATGTTGCGGAAATGGTCAGAACGTTGCTGGATAAGGGCTGTGACTTGATTGATTCGGCCTCAATACGATAGAGCCCTGTTTCGCCAACTGGGGATGTCCAGATAAATGCCTTTGTGACGTGAGAACGAAAGAATTTCAGGGCCTGAAGCATGTCCGCTTTTTTCCCCGTCAGTGTGACAGGCCATGACTGCTTTTCAGGGTTAATACCTTCCCCGGCGATCTGCTCATAACCATCGCCAAAGGTTGCAGAGCGCGTTTTAAGGCTGAACGAACCTTCCATTCCCGCCTGTATCTGCGTTCGCCAGGTAAATGTTTCGATCGCCACCTTTCCTCCAGGCATAAAAAAACCCGCCGAAGCGGGTTATAGATTAATAATATCATTATACTTCTCTTTTACCAAAGGCATATCCTAAAGCAAGAGTAAGTATAGGTGTAAATATTGACCAAACATCTTTAAGCGCCGAAATAATATCAAATTTCTCAGGTTCATTCCGGTCGAAGGAAAAATGGCAGAAAACCACTAATAAAACCACACTAAAAATTGCCCCCAGATAGAAACAATATTTTAGAGTCATCCAGATAAATGAATCTTTAGCATGTTCACCAGTGCCAATTTCTTTAGCAATTGCACCGAGATAATACGTTCCGTTCGACGCCCCCCCTTTTACTGAAGGCATTGCACTTTGTGGCTTCTCCGGTTCGCTTTTGCCAATAGATGGCCTTACTTCCCCATCCATTATTCGTCCTCATAAAAGGAGTAATGTGTTACAGCCATCAATGTGCCACCGAAAGATCTAGCAACATCTGTCTTCCATGACATGTAGATTTTTTTACCGTCTGGTTTAACACCAACCTCAAGAGGTATTAGCATTCCAGAATATCCCCATGATGGAGTCTGCGGCTCTTTAAAATAATAAAATTGTTTCATAACCACAGTTCCATTTTCAATAGTGGCATTGAAATCTGGAAGTGTAGTTGGCGTAATCGCGCCAGGTACATCT